GTTCGCTAAAACTACTGGCCAAACATCAGGTACCGTACAAACCGGTCTTGGTGTAGCCGAATAATTCGTATACTTGACAACCACCCTTAGTGGTCATATACTCACATCTATCCCATTAGGGATAACCGTCGGACCCCCCGATTTCGACGTGTAACACACGGGTGAGATTGCAGCCATTTTGACTCCTCTGGTCAAAGTGTGGGCAGAAGGAGTGGGTCATGTCAGATGCAAACTACGAGTTTGAGGAAGACGCTAAGGACCAGGTTGAACGGAATCCAGTACGCGCACAGCTTCGAAATCTTGAAGCCAAGAACAAAGAACTGGAAGCCAAACTGTCAGCAGCAACAGAAGCCCAACGCAAGTTGGCGTTTGTGGAAGCAGGCGTTGATATTAACGCACCTTCTTCACGCTACTTTGTTAAAGGTTACGAAGGCGAAATGACAGCAGAAGCGATCCGACAAGCCGCCCAGGAAGTGAATCTCATTGGTGCTACGCAAGTGAAACCGGAAGTTCAGGCAGAACAAAATGCTTGGAACAGGGTGTCAAAGGCAAAAAGTTTCGGTGATAACAGCGAACCTGAAGTGGATTGGAATACCAAAATCCGTAACGCCAAATCTCAAGACGAAGTTATGCAGGTATTGACTCAAGCAAGTCAGGCATCACAAAACATCTAGCCTCAAAGCAAGTCTTTGGGGAGAAAGACCTCAAAGGTCATGGCAATTACACAAGCAAGTTCACTATCAGTCGATCAGACAGCGTTTGATCAAATCGCATATTTCGCGCTTCGCGCAGAAATGCTTTTTGACGCTGCAGCAGACGTTCAACCTGTTGCACAATCAATGCCTGGTTCATCAGTTAAGTTCACGATTTTCTCGGAACTCGCTGACGCAACATCAACACTCGCAGAAACAACCGATTTGACTCCGACAACAATGGCGGACAGTCAAGTTGAAGTTACTCTCGCAGAGTACGGCAACACAATTAACACAACCGCAAAACTTCGTGGAACTTCGTTCCTTGACGTTGATGCTGTTGCAGCCAACTTGATCGGTTACAACGCAGGATCGTCAATCGATACTGTTGTCGCTAACGTTTTGAAGGCTGCAACGAACGTGATTTACGGTGGTGGCGGTTCAACAACCCCATCATCGAACGCCACAGTTCAAGCAGAAGACATCATTGAAGCAAACGATGTTCGTATCGCTACAGCACAGTTGCGTGGTTCAAAGGCACAGTCATTCAACGGAATGTACATGGGTTTCATTCACCCAGACGTTTCGTACGATCTTCGCCGCGAAACCGGTGCAGCGTCTTGGCGTGATCCGCATAACTATGTGGATACAGCAGGAATTTACAATGGCGAAATTGGCGCATTTGAGTCAATTCGTTTCATTGAAACTCCTCGCGCACCATTGGATTTGACTGGTGGATCGGCTTCAACAGTTGACCTCTATCAGACAATCATCATGGGTCGTCAATCATTGGCGAAGGCACACTCGATCACAGACGGCAACGGAGCATATCCGAAGGTTGTGCGTGGTCCAGTAGTGGATTCGTTGATGCGTTTCAATCCGGTCGGTTGGTACTGGTTGGGTGGCTACGGAATTTTCCGTCAGGCAGCTATCCGTGTTATCAACACATCGTCTTCACTTGGTGGCGCATAAACCCATCTAGTTGAAGTAAGTTAATAAATGAATGTAGGGCCAGGCAGTTCCCCTTCTGTCCTGGCCCTACTTTCGTATGGTGTATAGTGTCCGTGTGAGAGGTTCTTATGTCGATTTCTAATTATGCTGAAAACAAAATTTTGGAACATACCACAGGTAAAACTGCTTGGACTATTCCTACAAACGTGTATGTGAAGCTACATACTGGTGATCCTGGTGAGGCTGCAACATCTAATGCTGCTACAGAAACGACACGCAAAGAGGCTTCTTGGGCTGCGGCTTCGTCGGGTTCTATTGCGACTAATGCAACTTTGGAGTGGACTAACGTTGCGGCAACTGAAACGATTACGCATTGGTCTTTGTGGGATGCTTCGACTGCGGGTAATGCTTTGTGGACTGGTGCTTTGTCAACGTCTGCTGCTGTTACTGCTGGGGATACTTTTCAGATCACCACGCTTACGCTGTCTCTCGATTAGTCGTAGGGGGTAAACCCTATGGCGCAGGCAGCAGTTACAGGTTTCGCAGAACCGTTTTCTGATACACGCCCGTTTTATCGTGGCACCTATTTTCGTGTTGTTGGTCGTACTGCTACGGGTTCTGGTGGTGGTACTTCTGGGGTTGCTTCTGGTTCTGCTCAGATACGTTTAGGGCAGTTAACCGATTTTAGTTTTCCGTTTAGGAACGGTGGCCGTTTCTATCTTGGTGTTCGTGCGGTTCTTACTGTTACTGCTACGGCTTCGGGTTCCGGTACTGCTTCTTCTGTTGCGAATGTTTTGCGTCAACGTCAAGGAACGGGTAGTGGTGTTGGTAGTGCTACTGCGGTAGGGGTTCTTGTTGTTGTTCGTACGGCGACAGGTTCGGGTGTTGGAACTATGGATTCCACAGGTTTGCATATTGCGCCACGTACCGCCACAGGTTCAGGTACGGGTTCGGCGACGGGTGTTGGTGCGCTTATTCCTGTGCGTACAGCAACGGGTTCGGGTGTCGGTTCGGGTACTGCTGTTGACATTGTTGTTAGTGTCCGTACCGCTACAGGCTCGGGTGTGGGTGCTGGTACCGGTGTTTGGTTGTTGGTGTCTTTGCGTACAGCCACAGGTTCGGGTTTAGGTACACAAACTTGTGTTGGTGCAAGAATTAACAGGCGTACAGCGACAGGTTCAGGTGTTGGTACTGGTACGGCGGATTGGGATAAGTCACACATTTTCCGTGTGCCTTTCACAGACACGTACGGTGGTGGCGCGTTCGGTATGTTCGATGTTGAGAACCGTTTAGGTTCGTACTACAAAACTTATACTCGTGGTCTAAACCTTTACAAGTTAACTAACGGCGAGTACACTACTGTGGAACAACGAGATCAAGGGCAGGTTAAAAAATTGTGGCATGGTGGCAGGGATCATTTTTTGACTGATGTGGAATACGCTGAACTTGTTGCGGATGGATTCGGAGCGAGCATAACCTGATGGCTATTTTTAGGACACCTACAGAGAACGTGGTTGCGGTGTTGCCCGTTGATGAAAACGAGTTGTCATCAGAAGAAAAGTTGGCTCAACGGTTGGCTCGGCATGTTGCGCCAAGTGCGCGTGGTATCAACGTGTTTTTGTTGACTGACGGAAACTATGTTGAGAGACAGCCTGGCGATATGGATACTGTCGCTAAAACATATTACGGTGGTCACGACATCGAGGTTACGGCTACTGAGGTTGCTTCGTTGACGGCAGCAGGATATGGGGCGTACATTGAAGCATAGGGAAACTCATCCAGGTTTAGATGTCGAAGGTTGTTTCGGTTGTCGTATCGCACATTTCAATGTTTCGGCTGAGGCTATGCCTACACGCAAACCTGAATCTAAACGGATCATCGAGAAGGAACGTGTGCTAGATAAGGACCTTGACGCTTATCACCGGTTGCGTCAAGATGGTCAGCAACCTAAATCTATTGATGGTGCTGCGATTGTTGAGAAACGTGCTGAGGAGAACTGGCAGGTTGCTACAGGTATTTTGCCTGACAAAACCAACGTTGTTGGCTAAATGTTTTTAACAATTTATGTGCCGACATTTAATCGGCCTGATATTGGGCCATGTTTGGCTTCTATTGTTCCGCAACTTGTTGACGGTGTTGAACTTATTGTTAGCGACAATGACCCTGATGGTTACGCTGAACAGTTCGTTAAACAGTATCCGCAGGTTCAATACAGTAAACGGTTGAAGAACATTGATGGCGACCCGAACGTGTTTCGTGGCGTTACGCAAGGTTCCGGTAAATATGTTTGGGTGTTCGGTGACGATGACACAATGTTCCCTGGAACGGTTGATGCTTTGTTACCGATGTTGGATGGTGTTGATCGGGTGCTGCATTGGACTCCGAACAGTCGTGAAGTGAACGCAGGGTTCTCAGGAAAACTGTGTGACTATATGAATAGTCTTAATGATAAATCTATTCTTGTTGCTTCGACAACGATTACGTCTACGGTGTGGCGTAGGGATGCCATGAACGTTAGTTTGGGTTTAGATAAATTGGATACAAGATATCCTTTGGCTTGGGCTGGTTTGTGTATGCAAACAATCAAAGTTATGCCGACACCTACTTTGACTATTGGTGCCATCTATCGTGACAACGTGTTCCCGTATTTTGAGACTGTGATGGATGAGTATTTGCAGGCGTGGAGTCTGGCTGTTGGTGCAAACTGGATAGGTTTCAAGCAGGCGAACAGATGGAATTTTGTGAGTGTTGAATCGTGAACTACCAGTATTGGTTCGGTACTGAAGCATCCAAGTACGGGTATGGTGCGATGTTGGAAGGGTTTAGGTCAGGGTTGCCTGCCGATGTTGAGTTGCATGGTCAGGCTTCTGTTGCGGTGTTGATGTATAACCCGTCTTTGGTTCACGGGTTCTTACGTGGGCAACATCGTGCGCTGTATACGATGTGGGAAACCACAGAGTTACCTGAGAAGTATTACAGATATTTAGAAACTTACGATCAGGTTATTGTGCCGTGTGAACATAACCGTGAACTGTTCTCAAAGTATGCACCTAACGTTTCTGTTGTGCCGTTGGGTGTGAACGTTGACTATTGGAAGCCGACACCTAGACCGGCAAATAGCAGGTTCAGGTTTCATGCAGGTGGTTCAATGTGGCTACGCAAAGGGTTGGATGTTGTTGTCAAAGCGTTCGAGTTATCTGGTGTTGACGCAGAGTTACATATCAAGGTGCCGATGAAACGGTTTGTACCGGATAGAGAATGGCCGTCAAACATTATTATCCATACGGGGTGGATGTCTAAAGAAGAACAGTTTGATTGGTTTAATCAAGCTGATTGTTTTATTGCGGCGAGCCGTGGCGAAGGGTTCGGGTTGATGCCTTTGCAGGCTATGGCTATGGGTATTCCTACGATTGTTACCCCGACTTCTGGGCAGGCACAGTTCGCTGATCTTGCTTCTGTGGTTGTTCCGGTTACATCTCAGAACTGCTCTGGTTACGAGATTGACAGTTTTGCTGGCTGTTGGGATGAACCTGATGTTGACGCGCTTGTAGAGGCTCTCAGAGGGGTATGCGGGGCTTCTGACAGTTATAAGGCTGTGGCGTTGAATCGTGTTGGTCGGGTTGCTGAATACAGTTGGGATAAGTCGTGCCGCAAACTGTTGAACGTATTACCTGTCGGCCATGTTTTAGATAACCCTGTGTTTGAACCGTATCTTTGTTTCGTAAAAGTTAGGGTGAACCGTGTTTGTGAGGCTGGGATTAACAACGATCATTGGGATTTCGTGCCAGGGGTTAACTACATGGTGCCTAATCAAGTCTATGATATATTGGTTAGAGCAAACTATATTGAGTCTTTCGAGATTCTGAAACGGAGCAACGATTATGCCAATGGTGGGAAAAAAGAAGTTTCCATACACGAAAAAGGGTAAAGCTGACGCTAAGAAGGCCATGAAAAAAACTGGTATGCCGATGAAGAAAGCCAAAAAATACTAACAAATGTCAACTGCTGGTGCGGTACTAACTAGAGCCAGTCGCCAACTTTTATCGGGAACCGTTGAAGAACGAAACAAGTTAGCGACAACGGTTACTTCGGCAGACACTTCTATTGTGCTGTCCTACGATCTGGGTGGGTTCCGTGAAGGTTCAGTTATTGAGATTGAATCAGAGTTGATGTATGTGTGGGAGTCTTCCACGGCAACCAAAACTTTGACTGTTCAACGAGGCTACGACGGCACTACCGCAGTAGCACACACCAATGGTGTTCTCGCCACAGTAAACCCAAGATTCCCACGTCAACAAATGTTGGATTCTTTGAACTCTGACATTGATGATCTGAGTTCCACAATGAACGGCCTGTTCCGTGTCGTGGCACAAGACATTACTTATAACGGGTCTGACCGTCAAATCAATTTGACTTCAGCTACGGGAATTATCGACCTGATTGATGTCAGGTTGCGTTATTTGGCTGACGACTATCCGGTGATCCGTAAGGTCAGGTTGCAACGTAATTTGCCGACAGCAGATTTTGCGTCAGGTTTCGCTATCGTTTTTGATGAACCGGTTATGGCTGGTTCTTTGCGGGTTGTCACGAAACGTGAGTTCACTCGTGCTTCTAGTGAGTCATCAGATTTGCAAACAGCGTGTTTCGTACCGCAATCTTGTGAGGACATTTTGGAGATGGGTGTTTTGTTGCGGATGATGAACGGGCGTGAAATTAAACGGAACTTTATCGAATCGCAAGGTGACACTCGTAGATCGGATGAGGTGCCTGCTGGTTCTACACGGGATTCGTTGACGAACATTCAAAGGTTGCGTCGTGAACGTATCATCGCTGAAGCGGCACGACTTAAACAGCAGTATCCACTAGTTTTTAGGAAGTAGCCGATGGCTGCCTATCTTGTAGATTTTACTACCGCTTATAGTCCTGCGCCTGCGTTTTATTCGGGTACGGGTGCAACAACTCTTGTACCTAACATTTTCCCTGTCGCTATCAATGGTCGCCCGTATCTGATTGATTTGAAAGCGAACTCGTTCCAACGACAGTATGATGCGCGTGTCCGTGATTCGGTTGACCAGTCTGCTGAACCTGGCGAGTCGGCGATCAACCCGCAAGGTTTGTGGCGACGTTCGCAATCATCTTGGCATTATGGTGCCGGTCAAACTTATGGTGATACTGCTGACGCTGAAGCGTTCAGGTTTAACACTTCGAAAGGTGTTGATGTTTGGAGCAAAGGTGAAGCAACTTTATTAAAGGATACGACACAGGTGTTGGCTGATAGTGCGGCGACGTTGCAGGCTTTGACTGTTGGTACACGACTGTATGTGGGTACTGGTGGCGATGTTAAATATACAACGGATCTTTCGACGTTCACGAACTGTACGAGTGAACCTGCTGGCAACGTTGGCGGTATAGCTACTGACGGTTTCAATGTGTTTGTTGCGTTCGCAAGTCACGGTGTACATAAGGTCACTACTAGTTCCGATGCGTTCACTTCGTACATTTCGGGTACTGACACGTTCGTTAATTTGCGTTACGTTAAAGGCCGTTTAATGGCTTCGGAAGATAACGATGTCTATAACTTCACTTCTTCGGGTGGCGCAGGTTCACCGTTGTTCAGTCACGCAAACACAGGGTTTCGTTGGGTTGGTTTCGCTGGCGGTCAGAACCAAATCTATATGGGTGGGTTTGCAGGTAATCAGTCGCTTGTTTATCGAACAACTATTAAAGCTGATGCAACATCGTTGGATACTCCGATTGTTGCGTTGGAGTTACCTGCCGGTGAGATCATCACGGGTTTGGATTCGTATTTAGATTTTGTTTTGATTGGCACTACGAAAGGTATCCGTGTGGCTACGTCGGACACTAACGGGAACCTTGTGTCAGGTCCACTTATTCAGATTGGTTCGTCGGTTACTTCGTTTAGTGGTGAAGGCAGGTTTGTTTGGTTTAACTGGACTAACTTTGATGGCACTTCGACAGGGTTGGGTCGTTTAGATTTGTCTGTGTTCATTTCAACTAATCAGCCTGCGTTTGCTTCTGATCTGATGGTGACAGCGCAAGGTGCTGTGAGTTCGGTGAACACGATCAATAGTCGGCCTGTGTTCGTGGTGGTGGGTTCAGGTATCTATGTTGAACATGCAACTGATCTTGTTGCGTCAGGATATTTGGAGTCAGGTATTTATCGTTGGGGTGTACCGGATGCGAAGTTTGTGCCGAAATGGGATTTGCGTTGCCGACCTTTGAACGGGTCTGTAACTTTGTCTATTAAAACTGATGGTGGTTCGTACCACGATTTTCAGGCGTTCAGTTTGGTTGGCGGTAAAGAGAAAACGATTAACGGTTTAGAGGACAGAGTGTTTGAGGCTGAGGTGAAACTTACTTTGGGTAGGTCGGCTACCAGTAACACGGTTAGCCCTGAGGTAACTAGGTGGATGGGTCGTGCTTATGCTGCGCCGTTGCGTTCACAGATTTTTTCGGTGCCACTTATTATGCACCACAAACTTAATATCCGTGGCAGGGAGTATTTCCAGGATGTTGATAACGAGATGCGCTTTTTGCGGGATTTGGTGGATACCCCCCGTATTGTCACCTATCAGGAGAACGAGGAGACTTTTTCGGTGATCGTGGAGAATGTCCAGTTTGAGGTTTTGGATGACTCGAATGTTCATAACCGTTGGGATTGGGAAGGAACCGCTACTGTTATTATGCGTTCAGTAGCGTAGTGTATACTTCAGGAGACTTATGGCAGCAGTAACTAGACGACAGTACAAAGGTGCGGCGGCGGCTACTACGACGACGAACGCTCTCGGTGTTGGTGATACTTCGGTAACTTTGACGGCGACTACAGGTTGGCCTTCGTCTGCTGGTGTGCCGTTTTATGTGGTGATTGATCCAGGTACTTCAGCTGAGGAGAAATGTTCGGCGACGATCTCTGGTTCTACTTTGACTTTGACTCGTGCGCAGGATGATACGACTGCTGCGGTTCATGCTTCGGGTGCGACGATCTATCCGGTGTTCACGGCTGATGATGCTGATGAGGCGAATCAGTTTGCGTCGACGATGACTACTCGTGGCGATTTGTTGACGATGGGTGCTGGTCCTACGGTTGCCCGAATCCCTATTGGTGCTAATGGTTATTTGCTAACCTCGAATGGTACGGATGCTGCTTGGGCTGTTGCACCGACTTCGGGTATTAGTTCTGGTGATGATTCGGCTATCGTTTTGGGTTCACAAATTTTCGGTTAACATAGGAGATAACACATGGCAACATTCACTAAAAATCATTTAAGCGGTTCGACTGACGGTAAAGGTATCAAGGTTGTTCAAACTGCTACGGCTGGTACAACGATTCATACTGGTCCTACGAACACAGCACATTTTCACGAGGTGTGGTTGTATGCGGTGAACAGTTCTGCTTCGTCAGTTAAATTGACGATTGAGTGGGGTGAGGCTACTGCACCTGATGGCAACATTGAATTTACCGTTCCTGCTGAAACAGGTTTGTATTTGTTGGTTCCTGGTTTACCGTTGCAAGGTAACGCTACTGCTCTTGTTGTTAAAGCGTTTGCTGCAACAGCGAACGTTGTTATTATTCACGGGTTTGTAAACGAAATAGCGTAAGGTTTAGCGATGTCTAGATACGGTCAGCGCACACGAGCAGGCGAAGCAGTTTCTACTTTCGGTAAGCCTGCTGCGGGTATTCCCACGAATGTTGATTATCTTGTTGTCGGTGGCGGTGGTGGTGGCGGTAAAATGATAAACGCAGGTGGCGGTGGTGGAGCAGGGGGTGTTCGCTCAACCGTTACAGCAACGGGTGGTGGCGGAAGTTTAGAAACAGGTTTCAAACCAACATCAGGAGTAACTTACACAATCACGGTTGGAAGTGGCGGTGCGACAAATAGCGTTGGTGGTAATAGTTCAATATCTGGAACAGGTTTATCTACAATTACTTCGGTTGGTGGCGGTTTAGGTGGTAATGGAACTTCTGGCTCTGCGCCAACTGCGGGTGGCACAGGCGGTTCTGGTGGCGGTGGTGGTGCGGCTGATGGTACTGGTACTGCTGCTGCTGGTGCGGGTACAGCCAATGAAGGTTTTGCGGGTTCAGCAGGAACGCTTGTTAGCGGTTTCGGTGTTGGTGGTGGCGGCGGTGGCGCAGGCGAAATTGGTGCGACTGATGGTGTAAGTCAAGGCGGTGATGGCGTTGCGATATCAATTAGTGGTTCGTCGGTAACTTACGGTGGTGGCGGTGGTGGTTCTCGTGACAAACTTTCACGCAATACTTCAACAGGTACGGGTGGCTTAGGCGGTGGCGGAAAAGGTTGCGACTCAACTTCAGGTTCGGTTGCTGGGACTGCGAACACAGGTGGTGGCGGTGGCGGTGGCGACCCAGCAGGCGGAGGTAGCGAGACTGTAGCATCATCAGGCGGTAGCGGTGTAGTTATATTACGAACACCTGACACGGATTCTATAGGTATAACAACTGCCACAGTCACTCAATCTGGCGGCTTCCTTATTTACACATTTAACGCAACTGCAACAATTAAATGGGGTGTGTAATGGCACACTTTGCGAAAATAGAAAACAACATTGTCACGCAAGTTATAGTCATCAGCAACGATGTTTGTGGTGAACCAACATTAGATTTTCCTGATACCGAAGGTGCTGGTCGTGCGTTCATCGCCAACACATTAAAGTTTGATGGTGTTTGGAAACAAACTTCATATAACAATAACTTTCGTGGCAGATACGCAGGTATCGGATACACCTATGACGCTGACCTAGACGAGTTCATCGCACCTGTTGAGCCGTAGATGTGGGTCGCAATTTAACTAGGTGGCTTATACCGCTACCAGCAATCTTGTTCGCAGTTTTCCCACAGACCGTAAACGCTGAACCGACACCAGGGTTAGCAACCACCTACTACACAATCGACGAAATACCACCCGTTCAGTCCACCACCGAATACCCTGTCTGCGGATCAGAGACAGAGAACAACATCAACCGTTCCTACGACGGTGAACCGTACGAGGATTGCACAGGCGACCTGTTCATGGTCCACATGACAGGGTACATCACGATCCCTGAACACGAAACCATAGAGTTCTGGCTGGCATCAGATGACGGCGGAGAAATAACCATCGACGACAACACATTCGGTGTTTGGAATGACCAAGGATGTTCAGCAACCGAATCAGGTCCACTACAACTAGACGCAGGCAGCCAACCTTTAGAACTATGGATGTACGAAAACGGCGGGGGTGCCTGTTTAATGCTTGCCTGGAACATCAACGGTCAAGGCTGGGAAATGATCCCCGACTCTGCGTTCACTACTAGTAGTAGCCCAACCACCACAACAACAACCACGACCACGACAACCACAAGCACGTTGCCAGAAACAACAACAACAACTTCAACCACATCAACGACTTCATCTACAACAACCCTTCCACAAGAAACGACCACAACGACTTCGACAACTCTTGCACCAACAACCACGCAAACGACAACAACAACGTCAACGACCACCATCCCAATTCAAACAACGACCACAACTTCTGCACCATACACTCCCCCTCAGACAACGATTGCTATTCCCACCATCGAGACTCAACCCGTAACCACCATAACCGTACCCGAAACCATAGTTGTCTTACCCGAAACCACAGCACCAGAAACATTTATAACCGAACCAGACGAAGTGATTTTACCTGACACAACAGAACCAGAAACATTTATAACCGATCCTGACGGTCCTGTAGAAGAACCTGTTTTGCCTGTTGAGACAACCATTCTTGAGACATTTTTTCCCGACTACGAAGATGGGCCTGTTCTTGACGAAACAGAACAGCCAACAGACACAATAGAGCTGCCGGAATATATATCAGAAACAACACTATTAGAAGTACAGGATTCATCACCCATAACCCTACCCGAACTTGTAACAGACGAACAAGTAGCAGAAGCATTAGAAGAAGTCATCGAAGATGAACCCGTCACCGATAAACAAGTAGAACAAATCCTAGAAACCCTCACCGAAGCCGCACCTGAACAAATTGTTGAAGCCATCACCCAAGTCCTAGCCGCAGACATCACCTCAGACCAAGCCACCGAAATAGCGTCAAGCCCCGAAGTCCTAGCCGCCATCACCGAAACTCAGGCTGAAGAACTCTTTGAACAAATCGTCGTAGAAGAACTATCCGACACCCAACTAGAAGCCTTCACCGAAGCCATCCAAGAAGCCCCAACAGAAATCAAAGAAGCGTTCGAAAAAACTATTGACATCTTCAGTTCACAATTCGAGAACT